AACGGCACCGCCTGGCGCGGGTGGCGCGCCCTCTCCGTCTCGCGCTCGATCGAGCAGGCCGCGGGGCAGTTCACCCTCGAGACCCGCACCGGCCCCCTCGAGCCCATCCCCATCCGGCCCGGGGATGAGGTGGTGGCGCGCCTGAGCGGGGACGTGCGCCTGGTGACCGGGGTGGTGGACACCCTCGAGGGGAGCTCGGATGGCTCGCGGCGCTCGATCACCCTGGCCGGCCGCGACCGCACGGCCCAGCTCGTGGATTGCAGCGCGCCGGCGGAACCTGGCGAGTACTTGGCCAAGGACCTCGAGGAGCTCGCCCGCGCGATCGCCGAGCCCTTCGGGGTGACCGTCTACCGCCAGGCCCACATCCCTGCCCTCGGGGATCGGTTCGATTCGTTCAAGCTGCAGCAAGGGGAGAAGGCCTGGGCCGCGATCGAGCGCGCGTGCCGCATGCGCGGAATCCTGGCTCACTCCGATGGGGATGGCCGGCTCGTGCTCGCGCGGCCCGGGGAGACCTTCGCCTCGGTGGAGCTCGTGGAGGGGGAAAACGTGCTCGCCAGCACCTTCCGGTACTCGGTCGCGGACCGGTTCAGCACGTACACCGTGAAGGGCCAGGGGAGCGGCTCCGATCAATCGTGGGGCGAGACAGTGGCCGCCGTGCGCGGCACCGCCACCGATCCAGAAATCGAGCTCTTTCGCCCGCTCCTGGTGCTCGCCGAGGGGCGCGTCACATTCTCGAGCGCCTCGGATCGCGCGGAGTGGGAGGCCACCATCCGCGCGGCGCGCGCCGCGGGGGTGGGTGCCACCGTGCAGGGGTGGCGCCAGGGGGACCCGCGCGAGCGCGGCCCGGCCTGGCAGGTAAACCAGCGGGTGCCCGTGCGCATCCCCTCCCTCGGGATCAAGCGGGAGATGCTCGTGCAATCGGTCCAATTCGGACGGGATCCCGATGCCGGCACCGTCACCCAGCTCCAGCTCGTGAGGCGGGATGCCTACCTGCCCCAGCCCGAGGTGGACGCGGACGAAAACCCCTTTGGCGAGCTGCTCGGCACCGGCGCCTACGGGGAGGGATTCGGCCTCGAGGAGTGAGCCATGGCCGGCGGCACGAGCATCTCCAAGATCCAGCGCCTATTCGAGCCCCTGGTGCGCCGCGTGGCGACCTTGGCCGCCCGCGGGGTGGTGAGGCTCGTGCGGGACGCCCACCTCCTGCAGGAGATCCAGGCCACCCTCCTGGCCGATGAGACCGCCGAGCGCCTCGAGCGGTTCCAAGAGTACGGCTTCACCTCCCACCCCAAGCGGCCGAGCCCGGACGGCCAGGCCGAGGCCATCGTGCTCCACCTGGGCGGGGGCCGGGATCACGGGGTGATCGTGGCGGTGGACGATCGGCGCCACCGGCTCAAGGACCTGGCCGAGGGGGAGGTGGCGCTCTATGACGACCTCGGCACCAAGGTGCACCTTCGCCGCGGCGGGGAGCTCCTGCTCTCCGCGGTGACTGTGAAAGCGGACGCCCCCACCATCCACCTCGATGGTGCGGACGTGGACATCGACGGCAGCTCGATCGACCTCGATAGCAGCGGCACCATCGACCTCGAGGCGGATACCTCCATCACCCTCACGTGCGGCTCGAGCTCCATCGAGATCACGCCCTCGGGCATCACCATCACCGCACCGGCGGTGGACTTCGTGACCGCGCCCTAGTGCCATGCCTGGCGCCACCCGATGCCTGCAGGACACCGCCGGCGGCCTAGTCCAGGAGGGTGGCCAGTACCTCGTGACCGTGGAGGCCCGGCTCTGGGCGGTGGTGGGGGATGCGGTGGCGGATCACGGGAGCGGCCCGCACAACGCCGCGACGATGGCCCAGGGGTCCACCTTCGTGCGCATCGACGGCACCCCGGTGGTGCTGGCCGGCCACCTCGCCACGTGTGGGCATGCGGCCACGGGCAGCCTTGCAATCGGGGCCTCGAGCTAGGAACCTTGCCCCCATGAGTGACCTTCTCCTCGAGCTCACCGAGGACGGCCCGGACCTGGTGCTCGAGGCCGGCGACCTGAAATGGGACCGAAGCCTGCTCACCGATGTGGTGGTCTCCCTGTTCTCGGATGCGCGCGCCAGCTCGGAGGACACCCTGCCGGATGCCCGGGACGTGGACCTGCGCGGATGGTGGGGCCAGGCCACCCTCGATGAGCTCTGGGGGAGCCTGCTCTGGCTCGCCGATCGGTCCAAGGTGATGGCCACCACGGCCAACGCTATGCAGGCCTGGGCCGCCGAGGCCCTCGAGTGGATCACCGAGGAGGGGATTGCCGAGGAGGTGGTGGTCACCACCGAGACCGAGGGAAGCCACATCGGCCTCGACATCGAGGTGCGCCGTGGCGCCGCGACCGTCCACCCCGAGCTCTGGGAAGCCACCGGCGAGCTCGAGCTCGGGGACCTCACCGTGCGCCTACTCGCCGCCTAGAAACCCGCCCATGAGTACTACCGGATTCGAGCGCCCCACCCTGGCCGAGCTCCGCGAGGAGGGCCGCGCCGACGTGGCCGCGCGCCTCGGCCTCAACGGCCTCCTGCCGCGCTCGGTGCTGGCCGTGCTCTCCGACCTGGCCGCCGGCCAATCCCACGGCCTGCACGGGCATATGGCCTGGCTCGCGCGCCAGCAGCTCCCGGACACCGCGGACACCGAGCACCTCGACCGGTGGGCCTCCATCTACGGGGTGAGCAGGAAGGTGGGCACCGCCGCCACCGGCTCGGTGCTTTTCACCGGGGACGATGCCATCACCATCCCCGCCGGCACCCTCCTGAGCCGGCCGGTGGATGGGGAACAGTGGGCCACCGATGCCGACGTGACCACGGCCTCGGGCACCGCCTCGGCGGCCATCACCGCCCAGGAGCCCGGCCCGGATGGGGACGCGGACAGCGGCACCGAGCTCACCCTCTCCAGCCCGATCACCGGGATTGACTCGATCGCCACCGTGGAGAGCCCAGGGGTGACCGGGGGCGCCGGCCGGGAGACCGATGCCGAGCTGCTCTCGAGGCTCCTGGCTCGGATCCAGACCCCTCCCCAGGGGGGATCGGCCCAGGATTATGAGGCCTGGGCCCTCGAGGTGCCCGGGGTGACTCGCGCGTGGGCGCTCGAGCAGCACCTCGGCCCCGGCACCGTGGGGGTGGCATTCGCCGTGGACAACGACCCGGACGGCCCCATCCCGGACGCCGCCCAGGTGGCCGCGGTGCAGGCCTACATCGACTTGCGCCGGCCGGTGACCGCCACGGCTACGGTATTCGCCCCCACGCCCATCGAGCTCTCCCCGGACATCACCCTCACCCCGGACACCGGGGAGGTGCGCACCAACGTGCAGGCCTCCCTCGAGGAGATGCTCCGCCGCGAGGCCGAGCCCGGCGGCACCACCTACGTGAGCCACGTGCGCGAGGCCATCTCGGTGGCCGCGGGGGAAACCAACCACGTGCTCGAGAGCCTCAAGGCGGGGACCGTGGACCCACCGGCGGACATCACCGTGGCCGCCGGCGAGCTCATGCTCCTGGGGACCATCACCTGGAGCTGACCGATGGGCCTGGGCGATTACACCGAGGAGCGGGTGCTCGAGTACCGGGGCGCCTCCCTCGCCCTGCTCCCCCCGGGGAAGGCCTGGCCGCGCGGCACCACCACCACCCTGGCCCAGGTGCTCGAGGCCTTGGCCGTGGCCTGGGCCAAGATCGACTCCCGGGCCCGGGACCTCCTGGCCGAGACCTACCCCGGCACGGCTTTCGAGCTGCTCGGGGACTGGGAGCGGAACTATGGCCTGCCCGAGCCTGGCCAGGAGATCGCCCCCACGGTGGCCCTGCGCCGCGCGGTGCTCATCGCCAAGGTGGGCGGCCACGGGATGCTCTGGCAATCCGCGGCCTTCTACGTGCTCCTCGCCGCCGCGGTGGGGTACTCGATCGAGGTGGAGGAGCCGGCCCTATTCGAGATGGGCCGATCGACCATGGGGGACCGGCTCTATTCCGGGGACTGGTGCCACGTTTGGATCGTGCACGCCCCGGTGCTCACCCCGCGCCACGCCAAGGCCGGGGAATCGCATGCCGGGGACCGCATCATCGAGACCGGCAACGCGGTGCTCGAGGCGGTGATCTCCGCCGCGAAGCCCGCTCACACCACGGTGCTCTACTGGTATGACCTTCCCGTGGCGGATGATGTCTATGCCCCCTGGGAGCGCATCCTGCCGCCGGCCGCCGAGATCCGCGCCGAGGCGGTGGACGTGATGGTGCGCGACGATTGGCCCACGTAGGAGACAGCCATGCACAAGATCGACGCCCCCGGGGCAACCGCCGGAAACGAGTTCACCGATGGAGACATCGGCAGCGGGATCCCCCCCACCCAGATGTGGAGCAAGTGGGCGAACACGATCCAGCGCGAGCTCGTGGCCGTGGTCCAGGCCGCGGGGCTCACCCTCTCGGACGTGGATGACACCCAGCTCCTCCAGGCCATCAACCTGATCCGCCCCGGCCTGGGCCTGCGAAACCGGATCCAGAATGGAGACTTCCGATTCTGGCAACGCACCGGCGCGGAGGGGGGTGACCTGCCCGCGAGCGTGACCACCACGGACGCCCTGCTCCCCGATCGGTGGTACTGCCGCGCGGGAAGCACCGGAGGTTCGGCCACCGTCAACCGGCAGGCCTTCACCCTCGGCCAAACCGACGTGCCCGGGGAGCCCACCTACTATCTCGAGTGGATCCAGAGCGTGGCCTCGAGCGGCCTGTTTCCGCGGCTCATCACGCCCATCGAGAACGTGCGGACGATGGCCGGCCAAACCGTGACCCTCTCCTGGTGGGCGCGGGTGACCAGCGGCACCTTGCCGATCCAGCCCAAGATCGTGCAGGACTTCGGCGCCGGCGGATCCGCGGACGTGATCCAGACCGAGACCTCCCAGGTGGCCACCACCACGTGGCAGCGGTTCTATTTCGATGTGACCCTGCCGAGCATCACGGGCAAGACCATCGGCACCGATCACTACCTGGGCGCCGCGCTCGAGCTCGTGGGGGTGAGCTGGACCGGCACCCTGCAGCTCGCGGACATCCAGCTCGAGCCGGGGAGCACCCCCACCGTTTTCGAGCGCATCCCGGACTTCCTGATGCTCGAGATGCTCGAGCGGTTCTATGAGAAGACGTACGAGCCCGACGAGAAGCCCGGCAAGAGCGGCGCGGGCCTCGGGCCGATCGTGTACTGGGATCCCACCTGGCCGAGCTGGCCGGCCCTGCAGGGGATCTTTCGGGTGCGCAAGTACATGCCCGCCGCGGCGGTGGCCGCGGTGCCGTACGACTTCACCGGGGGCGCGGCGGGAACCATCCTTTTCGGGGGGACTCAGTACCCCTCGACCATGGGCAATAGCACCTCGACGATGACCGGCCAGCCCACCGTGGGAGGCTCGCCGCCGAACGGGCGGAATCTGGCCTCGTGCCACTACACCGCGGACCACGAAATCCCCCTGTGACCCTCGCCAGGAGACTCCCCCGCATGAGCCCCACCCCCCAGCTCCAAACCCTCGAGGACGTGATCCGTTGGGCCATCGAGCACGGCACCCGGGAAGAGGTGTTGTGGGAGGGGCAGAACGATTGGAACGAGCGCACGACCACCAAACTGGCCGCGGTGGACCGCCGGCTCACCGCGCTCGAAAAGCGCGTGATCTGGTTCACCGGCGCCGCGGCGGGGGTGGGCGCCATGATCGGCACCCTCCTGCAGGGGGCCCTCAGCATCGGAGGCTAGGCCATGAGCGGGACCAATTTCTGGTTTACCTACGGCCTCGAGTACGTGGGCAAGAACGGCCTGCAGGGGGAAACCCTCGAGGTGATCCTTTGCATGACCAACACCACCGCGGAGGTGGAGGGGAGCACCGGCCGGGACGCCCCCAACGTGGATGACATCACCCTCGATGAGTACGACAGTGGGAGCCCCTACGTGGCCGGCTACGGCAACCGCCCCACGGTCCAATCCTTTGCCATCACGGTGAATGAGGCGGGAAACGAGCTCCGATTCACCGGCACCGTGGACACCCTCGACGACCTCCCCGCCGGCTCGCGGAATTGCAAGGGCATGCTCATCTCGATCAAGGGCCCCACGGATGACTCCGACAGTATCCCCCTCTGGTGGCACACCGAGGGGGGATTCCCCTGGACCGGCACCGGCTACCCCAAGACCATCGAGGTGGCCTCGGATGGCCTGGCCAAGCTGGCCCCCGTTCCCACACCGTAGGAGCACCCCATGGCGACCACCCACCCCACCGCCGTCCGAAACTCGATCGCGGACCACGTGGTGGACAAGTACGACGCCGGCAGCGGCGCCGGCAAAGTACAGATCACCAAGACGGCCGGGGACTACACCGGCACCAACCTGCTCACCGAGATCACCCTCGGGGACCCGGCTTTCGGGGACGCCTCCGCGGCCAAGGCCTCGGCCAACGGCCTGCCCAAGACCGACACCAGCGCGAACAACACCGGCACCGCGGTGGAGTTCCGAGGGGTGGACTCCGATGACAACCCGGTGCACATCGGCACGGTGACCGCCGTGGGCGGTGGCGGGGATCTGGAGATGCCCTCTACCTCGATCGTGGCCACCGAGCCCGTGGACCTCACCCAGCTCGACTACACCGCGCCCCTCTAACGAGCTCGAGGCCATGCGCATCGAGTACCAGTGGGCCCTCGATCCG